GCAAGCCCATGACACAACAAATCCACAGGCGACGTGTTGGTGATTTGAGGACGGTTTTGCCGGTGACGTTGCAGCAGCCAGATTCAAGCGGAACGTTAGCGGCTATCAACCTAACAGGGCTGACGGTGACGTTCAAAATGATCAATGCTGCCACTGGAGCGACAAAGATTGCAGCTACATCAACGGGCGTCACCGTGGTGACTGCTGCGAGTGGTACGGTCAACTACGACTTTAGCAGCACTGGTGTTGATGCTGCTGGTGTCTATTGGGGCACGTTCCTTGTGACCGAATCAGGCCAAACGGATGCTGTTCCAGTGCGTCAAAAGGATCTGAAAATAATCATTGACAGCGATACGCAGACGGGTGAAGAGGCGTATGCGGCAGCATTGGCAGCAGAATGATTCTCATATCGTAGACGAGCATATAACCGCGCCATATGGGCAAAGTTATATGGAGTGCAGGAAAATGCAATGAAGCATAGCCAAAAACTTTTTCGATGGGTCCTTCCAGAGACTTGGCTTCTCCATGCGATGGAAAAAGCCCCGGATTCTTAAAAGAAAGTTAGTGCGTTTTAGTGTCATCTGGGGAAAGGGGCCGCATGGAATTGAACTCACTTGCGGAAGTAAAAATGGTCGGCAAGGCACTAGCGGCGGGATGGCTTGAGGGATTTGAGGAACGGCGGCGAAAGGCCGTGCATGACCTGTTCGACGTGATTGAGAATTCAGGTGACGAGGAAATGCGAATCAAAGCATTCACAGCACTCGTTAGGGCGGACGCGGCAGATTTGAAGCGTCAGGAAGTTGCCATTAAAAAGCAGGCTGTTGATGACGCAAGACGTCTTAGATTACTTGAACTCGTTAAGCAACTCCCGCCTGGAGTCTTGGCTCGAATCGCAGCCGGAGACGCGGGAATTGCTGAAGGCGGACGAGAGGGATGCACAGCGAATCAGGATGGCCCGCAAGAGGGCATCTGAGCGTGATCTGAAAATACCATGTCCCGCAGATCCGCTCAGGCGATACGACGCACTTCAGGACGGCGAACTGTTCTTGACGACATACTTTCCGGAAGTCTTCTTTGAGCCGTTTACAACAGACCGCAGAGACATGCACAGCAGTATTGTGCGGGCTGCGATGTACGGTGGAGACCAAGCGATTGCCGGAACTCGTGGAGAGGGCAAAACAAAGCTGGCAATCTATACTGCCCTGTTTCTGACGCTGAAGGGGCTGTCGAACTTTCCAATCGTCATCGGCAAGAATCAGCGAAAGAGCGAGGGCGAGCTGCGCACCGTCCGTGAAAAGCTCCAGCAGTCCGAATTGTTGCTTGCTGACTTCCCTGAACTATGTATTCCTTTTAAGGCCGTTGGAGGCTGGTCATCACGGGCACGAATGCAGACGGTAGCGGGCGAGCCATCCAATCTCGAACTGGCAGCAGATCACCTGATCTACCCGACAATCGGCCGACATCAACTGCCTGACGACTGGCCAGACTACTTGGAACCAGTCAGCAACGGCCAGATTCTTGCGTCCATCGGAATCGACGGAAGCATTCGCGGAACAAACTACAGGGACCGCAGGCCATCAATTGCCATCATTGACGACATCGAAGACCGCCAAGCAGCCGATTCAGATGCCTTGATCGAAAAGAACGAAGAGACCATTGAAAAAGACATTGCGGGCCTTGCAGCGTCTGCCAAGAGGGTTGCTCGCGTTCTTCTTTGCACAATCCAGAACAGAAAGTGCATCGCCTATAAGTTCACTGATCCGACGAAGAAGCCATCATTCAAGGGCCGTCGATATCGCAAGATGATTACTCCCCCAGACCGGATGGACATGGTCCAAGAGTATCTGAGACTGCGAATCGAGCGTGCCCAAGATGACCCGGATGCCCGCATTGCGTTCCGTTATTGGCGAGACAACAAATTTGAAATTGAGCGGGATTGCGTTATCAGTAATCCGTCATCATTTGACGGCACTATTCACGAAGATGGCGAGCCGCTGGAGCTTTCTGCAATCCAGAGTTATTACAACAAAACGGCTGATTGGGGCGAAAAGGCGGTAGCCACGGAAGTCGATAACGATCCACCGGCAGAAGTCGGACCACAGGGGAGCGGGCTGACATGGCATACCGTGGCTAGCCGTTTGAGCGGGCTGGATCGATTGCAGTTGCCAGCCAACGCATCGTGTATTACGGCAGCGATCGACCTCGGAAAGTATCTCTGCCATTGGGTCGTCATCGCATGGTGGAAGGGTGCTGGGGGATGCGTCATCGATTATGGACGGGCGGAAGTCACTGGAACAGACAAGGCAATGGATAGTCAGACCAGTGAGCCGATGATTTATCGTGCGTTGCTGAACTGGCGAGATGAGTTGATGTCGAAGCAATACGTTGACGCAGCTGGATCACATCGCAAGGTTGAGGCCGTGTTCGTCGACTCTGGAACATTCACCGATGCCGCCTACCAGTTTGTCCGCGATGTCCACGGCGCACCGTTCTACGTTTCAAAAGGCATAGGCAAATACAGAGACAAGAAGGAAGAAACCGACAAGATTAAGCCAGGTGCGCACATGCACGCAGCCTATCAGGAAGCTCAGGGGCTTTGGCTTTACGAAATGAATACGGATTACTGGAAGCAGTTCGTCCATGAGCGGTTCCTCACTCCAACGTACGACGATCAAAACTTTCTTCGGCGTGGGGCGTTGTCTTTGTTCGTTCAGCCAAACGACAGGAAACACACTGCATTCGCGCAACACATCGCCTCCGAAGAACTTGTCAGCGAGTTCAAGGAAGGTAAGGGCGTAAAGACATACTGGAACGTAATCAACGACAATAATCACTGGCTCGATGCAACATACATGGCAGCGGCTGCGGCAAGTGCCCGTGGCATTTATCTCCTTTCACCGACAACAGAGAACCCCGATGGCCCTTCAGTTACTCCAAGAACGAAAGCCGCAAATGAGCAAGCAGAACCGAAGTCGCCAACTGGAAAGCCAGCAGGCCAGCGTCATGGAGTCCCCAAAAAGCGAGTCGGTGGCTGGGTTAACAGTCTCCGAAGACGTTAAGCCGAAGGCTCGGGTGACAACATTCGTTCCGAAAGACTGCGCGTCATGCCCTGCCTTGCGGGCGGCTAATGAGGAAACTGCCGGAAAGTCGTTTTCAAGAGTCGTCAGCACTCAAGGGCGGACAAGGTACTGCAAGTGCGGATTCTGCGGAGCAACGTGGAAGGAATAGGATTTACACGGCATATAAACCACACCCATGTTTGCCCTATCGCTACGCCACATGACACCGCAATCATGCGGGCATGGCAACAGCGACCTCACTACTCGCACAGATCGACGCAGCGATTGAAGCACTCCTGACTGGAGGGGCTTCCTCGTACTCGATCGGCTCACGTTCGGTGACGTCGCTTGACTTGCCGACGCTGTTTGAGCAACGCCGAATGCTGCAAATGGAAGCCGACCGCGAGTCAGGCTCTGGCAGCATGTTCCGAGTCGCCAAGTTCCAGAGGGCTCGCCAATGATCGGCACGGCCCTTGATAAAATTATCGGCGTGTTTAGTCCTGCGGCTGCAGTGCGACGAACGCAGCAACGCAAGACGCTTGAGCGAATGTACGCTGGAGCAGAAGCCAGCCGGTTGACGAACAACAAGAAACCGAAAAACCAGTCAGCAGACAGTGAACTGCTCGGGCCGTTTGGTGCGGATTCGCTTCGAGCATGGTCCCGCGCGTTGGTCCGCGATAATGCTTATGCTTGGGGCGTTGTCGACACAATCGTCAGTTCGGTAATTGGAACAGGCATCACCGCACAGTCACAAGTAGAAACGCCGGAAGGCACAGACGTCGAAGATGTCAACGAAGTCCGTGACAAGGTTTGGCAGGAATGGTGCGAAGTTTGTGACGTCAACGGGCGTCTGAACTTTGCTGAAATTCAGCAACTCGCACAGCGTGAAATGGTCGAAGCGGGCGAGGTGCTGATTCACCTTGTGAACACTCCGTCAAACAAGTACCGGGGCATCTATCGCCCTGTGCCGCTTGCCTTGGAACTGATCGAGGCCGACCGACTGGCTACCGATAAAGACACGTACAAGATCCACAGTCGAGACGGCAACAAGGTAATTCGAGGCGTGGAACTTGATGACCTCGGCAAGCCGCTTGCGTACTGGATCTATCCGGAGCATCCAAACGGGCCATACGCCACCCGTGTTCTTCCGGTACGGATCGACGCGAAAGAGATCCTGCATTTGTACCGAGTCGACCGGATTGGGCAAACTCGCGGCGTGTCGTGGTTTGCTCCAGTGCTTTCATGGCTGCGAGATCTCGGCGTATACGTCGACAACGAAATTCAGGCGTCAGCAGTTGCCTCATGTTTTGGCGTCGCGAT